TTTATCCTATGTTAAACGTCATTGTATGTGGTTTAATATCATTTGACGTTCTGTAATATCTATAGCCACCAGTTATGATAGGCGCATTCATAGGTACTCTAAAGCCATTTGCAGTGACATTGCCTATAGTGCCACTAAAACATATCCAAAGGTAAGATAGACTCGGACATACAATCTCGTAGCTACCCGAAGCGTCGTTGGTGTTGTAGTGTTGAACGTTTACAAGTGTTGTCGGTTGTTGCACACTTGCCCCTCCGAACCCAATAAACAAATCGCCTAATACTTGGTCTGGCGAAGAAGTCTGAGGTGCATCCAACGTGTGCAATTCTATCGTTCCCGTGATGTAAGAACCATTAATGCCTCTGTGTAGTTTCTGTGTTGTCGGCTTATAGCCCTTCAAGCATATAACATGCGCTTCTTTGCCAGTGTACTTCGATTTGATGTAAAAATCACCACTCTTGGTTACATAGTCAATAAAGCTATCATGGCATGCTTGTGTGTCTATAGCACCGTATCTTGAACCGCAAATAAAAGTCAATTGCAAGTCAATGTTTTTACGAACTACCACATCATTTAATAGTTCATCCTTGTTGGTTACAAAGAAGTCTTCCGATTGACTACCTATCCACTGTTCGGAGTAGATGTTTATAGCCTCACCTACTTCGTTCATTCCGTCAACTTTGAGGATTTTTAACCCAACAAACTTCGTTGTCAAATCTTCCCACTCACCATTTGTCGTCTTTCTTACGTAGTATCTGTTTTCTAATCCCTGTGCCATAACTGTTACAATTTTAATTCTTTTTGAAACACCTTAACACTGCCAAGACAGAACTTTCCTTTTTCTACTTTTGCGTCCTTAGAGTAAGAGTAAACGACAACATCACACGTCTCGTCACAATCTTGTATGGTAACAACGCTCTTGTCAAAAAGCTTCACAAACACCATATTGAACCCTTCGCATATAAGGTGGATGTTACTACGGTTGCTAACATACAACGTAGGACACATGCATTTGTTCAATACTACATTAGAACCGACACACCACATCAAACTCGCAACATCGGTCTTTATATCCAAATCGTTTTCGTAATCCCAATCAACATAAAGACCGTATGTATATCCGTTAACATTATCCGCGTCGTTAACAACGTACCCATTAACGTAATCCTTGAAGTTTTCCTTGATGTATTCTTTCGTAAGCCCCATGTCTTTATAGCAGGCTGTAGAAAAGTACGGACTCGCTTGCTGCTGCAAGGCAAGCCTAACAAGCATTTCCTTGTCGTTACCACACTTGCGCCATGCAGCTTTATAATCTTCGCACAACGGTTGCCCAGATATATTTCCGAGCAACGAATTGCGCTTAAAGTCAAACATTTCATCTTTCATGTTGCAAAGATAATAAATTTTTTGTTAGTTCCAAATGATTAGTCGGTAATCTCAACTTCATACCTCATTAAGGCATCATACACCTTCTTTGTGATTTTGCCGTCTTTGTAGTATTGAGTTGCTATATCCTTAATGTAGGTTTCCTTTGCTTGTTTGTATGCTTGGAAAGCTTCTTCAGGGGTGTCAAACATTCCAAGTTTCTTTGTTTTCCCATAAAAGTTTGAACGCGCAGAAAATCTTTTTCCTCTTTTGCTGACACCGATAGGATAAACACCTCTTGTTGCATTGCTTTTTGTTAACAAAGAATTTATTTCTCTTGGAACAAAACAACACGTATCTGGACTATAAACCTTGTTCCCCTTAACAAGAATATCCTTATCAACAGAATATCCTTCCTTGTAACCGTTTGTAGGGTCGTTAAACCATTTTAGGAAATTACTAAACAACAACCATTCGCTGCATACGGAACAGTCTTTATATGTTTTGTGTTTATCTTTCACACTATCATTACAACTTCGTGCAATAATGCCACTCCACAAACCGTATGCTCGTTGTACTTTATCAGACGAATATGTCGAAAATGGAATGTCGCAAATGCCAACACCGTAACATTTAGTTTGTCGCCTAAAAATATTAACCTTACCTTTTAGCGCATCAGAAATCTTTTTGCCGCGACAATCGGGACAACCATCACCATGCAGATGAGCTTGTGGGGTTTGTTCAAACTTTAATCCGCATGTTTTGCAAACAATCGGAATTTTGTGCTTTGTGTCAATGTAGTTATTTTCGTTGACAAGCGAGTAATCATAATTACCAGCACCTGTTTTTTCTAAACGCTCCTTTATGACACTTAAAGGAAAAGGTTTTCTACCTCGCATAATGTCTGTACTTTTAGTTGTGTCTGTCATTGAAATCGTGGAAGCGGCGACAGACTTGCCGCTTATCGAATGGTGGCCAAACCATCCTATCCACAATGCAAAGATACATAATATTCTAAACATACCCAAATATTTTAAAGTTGTTTAAGATAATAACTCAACAGAAAATGCACGACCACTTGGATTAAGTACCCCTTGTAATATGCTTTCAATACTCATCTGCACGGCATAGGATTGCTGTAACTGCAACAACATCTGTGCTTGTGTCGCGGTTTGTACATCCATGTCAAATCCTGCAACCGTGTCACGTATTTGTGTGAGTAAGTCGCTATGCAAGTAAACTTGCTGACTAACACCGTTCATATAGGCTTCAATCGCTCCTGCTGTGTCCTCGGTTATAGACTGTATCCCCTGTTGAAGTTTGCTGAGTTGGCTATTGGAATCTTGACCGTATCTAATATTGAAAAGCTCCATCATTAAATCAAAAACAGCTTTTGCTTTTTCTTCTCCGTTTTCAACCTTTTTTCTCAGTTCTTCTATCCTTTCTGGTGTTATCAAATCCTCGGTTCTGCTGTTGTCGTATGTTCTACCAGTTCTACCATAACCAATACCACTTCCACCACTAATGCCACCGTTCCTGCCTGCGCCAATTCCACCGTGCTCTATGTCGTTTGCTCTGTTAGCTTTCTCTTCGTTTACCCAAGAATCCACATCATTCCATATTTCATCTATAAGTTCACCAATTACACGACCTGCAATAGCATTGATAATAAGATTTTCAATCATATCTTCAAATGAGTCGCCAAAGACTTTCATGTAGTCTTCTCCACGCTTGAAAGCATCAATCATTGACTTTACAACACTTGTTGCAGCATCACCAACGCTTGAAATGCCAAGCAAGTCATTTATTATTGCATCTGTAGAATCTTCTATGTCGTATTGAAGTTCCTTGATTTTCTTTTGTAAATCAACAATCTTTTCTTCGTCTTTGTTTTTTGCTTCTCTTAGTTGTTCTATTTTTAATTGACCTTCAAGTGCAGTGAGTTGTGCCTTTTTGTTTGCTATTGCAGCCTTTTTTGCCCCAATAGAAGCCGCTCCATACGCTTTATTAACTGCATGCTCAAGGTCAATGTACGCAAGTTCAAGCTCTTTTACTCTAACGTTACTTCTTTTCAATACCTCATCGACCCATTTGTTATGACTGTTTATTAGACTTGTTATAATGGATGCAACGCCTCCTGCAACCGCACCTATTACAGCACCCCAAGCACCGCCTATTGACGCGCCAGTTGCAGCGGCACTGCCTACGTTTTTGAGTGCAGAAAACAATTCGTCAACATCATTATTTTCGTTAACACCGCCTATCGCTTTAGTCAAATCGTTAAAAACCGATACGGCACTTTGTACTCCTGCTACAAGTTCGTTGATACCACTAACCCAAGAAGTTGCATCAATTTTCCCTACCTCTTCTTGTTTTTCTTTTAACTTATTTAGCTTGTTTATAGCCTTATCAAGACTTTCTTGTGTTTTATCGTCGATTATTCCTAAATCCTTATCCTCTTTTTGCTTTTTACGAAGTTTATCGATTTCTTCTTGTGTTTTATTGATGTCTTCATCGAACGCAGACATTCTTTCCTTAGCTTCATCAAGCATGTTGGTGATAGCTTTGAAAGGATTGTTCTTGCGCTGTTCCTTGTACAACTTACTGAGCGCGCTATTAATCTGCTTGATTTGTTTTGGGGCGAGGCCTTTTGCGGTCTTCTTGTATCTTTCAATCTCGTTAATCAGCATACCAATGGCAGACTTTGATATGTTAGCCAAGTCGCCAGTAGCAACAATCCACTCTGGGGTTTTTTGAAACTCCTCGAATGCAACTTTAGTACCCTCTTCAAGTTCCTTTTTATCTATTGCAACCTTTATCTTTAACTTGGAATCATCATCGCCAGCAATTTCTGCCAACAGTTGTTTGAGTTGGTTGATGAGTTCTTGTTTTTTTGCTTGGTCTTTTTCTGTATCAATCTCTGTGGTAAGCGCAAGCGCACGTTCCTTTTGGTCATTAGTACCATACTTTAATGCAAAAGCCTTGCGTTCTTTGTTTGCATTTCTTTGAATCTGCGCAATCTTGTATTCGTACTCAGAATACTTTTGTACAAGATTATCCCACTCTTTAGCAATGTCGCTGTTTTCCTTCTTTAAGGCATTGCGAGCCTCCTTGGTGTCCTTTACTATGTTGTCAACCCAAGCTTGGGTGAGTTCCCCATCGTCAACCCTTTGTTGAAACATACGCAAATCATCGTCGGTAAGAGCAAGTAAACTACCTATCTCTATACCAGACTTTTCATCTGCAAGGTACTTGTTTAGTGCCTTGGTCATACGTTTTGCATATTCCTCTGCTGTATGAGGTAAACTTGACATATCAATACCCATCCAATCGGCAAACAAGTTCCCCATTTCTGGGTTGGCATCCAACTCAACAGCCAACTCGTACTCGTCCTTCAACTTGCCAAGCTCGTTGTTCAAGCCCTTGGTAATCATGTCAAGGTTGTAGGTGTCGGCTTTAAGTCTAAATTCCTTTACAACGCCCTCAACTGCCTCCATTCTTTCAAGATTACTTAGTCCTTTGCTTTTAAGTACGTCACGCAACTTTTCAAAGAATGCAAGAACCTCATTATGATTGTTTCCTTTGATAATAGACAAGTCAAGTCTTGGTAAACCAAACTTATCCATATCTTTGTTTAATAAGTCTATTGTTTTACCGTAGAGGTCTTGTACCTTTGCTATTGCATTGGCATGGGAATCACCTTTCTTTGTTAGTGTATCATACGCACTTTGCAGTTGCTTAACAAGAGAAATTTCGTCCTTTATAGCCTTTGCTATTTCATCACTTTGCTTTGTTTTTGTTTTGTGGTCTTTGTTTCTTGCGTTTCTTTCCTCTTCTTCCTGCTTGATTCTTGCAGCAGACGCATACATCAAACCCCTTTCATAAGTACCTTCTTGGTCATACCCTTTAGCATGACCGCCACTTTGCGCAATAGCGGTAAATCTTTCTGCTAATTGTTGTAGTTCTGGCAACGACTTATCAAACATCCACTTGGGAGGCTTCTCGGCAGATAGTTTAAGGTCAAAGTTTATTGTATGGTTTTCTTTGGCTATCTTGACAATATCATAAACACGATTGTATAATGAAACAGCGTCATTAGTATTGTTGCGTAAGGCACGAGCGTTAGCATTCACCTTCTCGGTAAATGTCATCGTTGATTGTGTGGCTTTTGTTGCAGCATCATAATAGTTTTTTATCTTTTGGTTGTACCTTTCGTCTTCTTCGGTAGCAATTCGGTAGTCTTTAATTGCTGCACTTATATAACCCTTGTTGAGTATAAAATCAATGGCGCTTTCGGAAAGTCCAGAGTTTTTCAGACCTCTGCGTACCCTATTTTGTATTTCAATAAGACCATCGTATGCTTCTTGTCCTGTTTTGTTTACTACAAGACCTATGTTTTCTTCTATAATAGAACTTGCAACATCAGTTATCGCCTCAGTATTTTCTAATATTTCCTTCTTTACCTTACTTGTAGTACCAAACCACCCTTCTAAACCCATCAAACCTTCGTTTAAAGATGTTTTCGCCTCACCTGTTGCATTTAGGTATCTTTCTTCCCCTTTTGAAATGTTGTTGGCATATTGACGTTCTTTACCTTCTTCTTTTATAAGCTGTATGGTTTGTTGTATCTTAGAGTTAATTTCGTCTCGGTTTTTTATTTCCGTCACACCATATTCCGACACAATCTGATTAAGTTCTGAAAGGGCTTTTTTGTATGTAGAAGAGCCTTCTTCAATACCAGCCAAAACCTTGCCTAAAGTTTCGACTTTCTTTATTTGTTTGGATGCGTTTTCACCGAACCGTTCCATTTCGACGGTTGTTTCTTTTACCTTGTGATTAAACAAAGCAAAATAGCCAATGGCAGCAACGAGCGCAGATATTAAGAACGCTATAGGATTTGCTTTTGTAACTGCATTAAATGTCGCCATAGCACCAGTAGCATTCTCAATGCCTTTGATGTATTGCATAATATTCACAATGATTCGACCAACAAACATACGACTGTTTAACGCATTGACAACCATAATCGTTGCTTTATAAGCACCAAAAGTTGTAATTAGTGTGAATATTACACGGGAAATTTCTTTCCAATTGGCTAACAGTGTTTTCAACCCACTAACCATTCCAACAAGAAGACCTTGGTTGTCGGAACCAATTTCATTTAACATGTTGTTGTAAGCCAAAGTAAGGTTTGCCATTTGAACCCTTAACGTGTCGGCTTGCTTTGCTTGGAAATCAAAGAATTTACCACCCTCGTCAGTAACTTTATATAGCACCTTTAAAACATCGCTGTAAGTTACCATTTTCTTCGACATCATATCATACACTTGTGCCGTAGTAACCATTTCGTCTCCAAAGGTCTTTTGTTCCGTGTACATCTTTGCCAACATTGGAACAATAGCCAAACCAGCATTTGCAAAGTCACGGGCATCACGGGCATTTAAAATTCCCTGTGCCTTAATCTGACCAAGGTTGTATGTAAGACGTTCCATTGGAACACCAAGTGCAGCAGAAATATCAGCAAGGCGACGAGTTGTATCCACAACCTCATTGGCAGCAAAGTTGTAAGCGGTAAGTTGTTTGGCGGCAGTACCAAGTTCAATGAGTGTAAAAGGTGACTTAATAGCCATTTCGTTTAACTCATTGAATATTTGCGTACCCTTTTCAAAAGAACCTACAAGCACACCAAGACTACGTTCCAACAATTCATATTGACCACGAATTTCGTAAAGTTGCTTAACAAAGTTTGTTATAGCACCCAAAGTAAGTGCATACACAATTCTATTGCGAATATAGCCAAAGGATTGTGCAAGATAGTTGTTGGAGTGTGTGAGTTGTATGTTTTGACCCATAAGTTGTGCTTGCTTGCGCTTTAGTTCCGCATAAGCATCGCCAACTTGCTTTACTTCCGCTGCATTATTCGGGTCTATTCGAACCATTTTTAATGCCCGCAATTTGGCGGCAATTTGGTCAATACTATTAGCATCCATACCCAAGACCTCTTTTAAGGATTTGGGCTTTGCATTTCGCAATTTAGTAATTTTATCAGTAACACCATCTATTGCTTTTTGAAGACGATTCATTTTTACTTCATCAATCAAGCCAGTTCCTTTAAACCTGTTTTGCAAGTCAATAAGTCTTTTTAGTTTATCTTCGGCTTGTTGCAATGTTTTTGCAGACATTGAGTTTGCAGCACCAAATTCTTTTGAAAAAGACTTTTCAAATTTTTGGTAAGGAGAAGATGTTTCCTCTTTTAATAGTTTTCTTCTTTTTTCTAAAAGTATATTTTGCCTATCAAGTTCATCGCTTCCAAGTTGCATTTCTCTGCGCTTTTCTTTTTCACGGGCAATTTCTTGTTCTAAAGCACCAACAGTATAAGGTGCATACACCTTTCCTTTACCACTACCTTTACCACCACCAGTTGATGCGGATTGTGCTGCAACCATTGCATCGAAAGACTTAGACATGTCACGCCAAGCCTCCTTCATTAAGTCAACACTAACTTTTTGGGTGATGGCAAAGTCTTTCATGGCAAGCTTCATTTTGTCTATTGCTTGCGTAAAATCTTCTGCCATTCCACTTGTTTTTTTAGCCACCTCTGAAACTAACTTGTCAATAGACTTCGTTAGTTCGGAATCGTCAAGATGACCTACTATAATTGTTGGATTTTGTTGTGACATATCTATATAGAGTTTTAATTGTTATTTCTTCTTTTTGTTGTTCTTTCTTACTGGAATCTCATACTCCTCGCCCTCTTTGAGTTGCGGAATCTTACCGAAACCAGAGAGGAAATTGTCAAACTTTTGCTGTGCCTCGTAAGCACTCTTGTAGTCGTTCCAAGCCTTTTTGTCCGTTCCTTTGAGATACTTTGTGTGAGTGTTGTCAACCGCCATAAACTGAATCTGTGCGATGCTTAGTCGGTACAGATAATCGTCTAATCGGTATTGGGTGAAGGCTCTGAGGAAGTCTGAGGCATCCGCAACGACAGTGCTTCCATAAACTGTGATGCTGTCTCCTCCGATTTCTTCTTCCGAGTCAGAAGTGAATCCGTAAGCGTACTCACCGATTTTCTGAGTAAAAAAAAACCAGACAAGTCGATTGACTTTATAGCACCAAGTATGATTGCAGCCCATTGGTTCGTGTCAAACGTGCTGTTCATTACCTTTGCTTTCATCGTGGCAACCATCTTGTCGTTGCGCGACATTACATCATTTACATCTTCATAGGAATGTATATCTTCGGGTGTAAACCTGTGATTGCACAATACGATTGCCATTATCTCACACATTGCATCCAAATCGGTACATAAGGCTGTTATGACCTTTCGGTCGGTATTTAACGTTTCATCGGTTTTCTTCATATCCATCACTAAGCGACATATACGATACAATGAGTAGTAGCGCATATCCTTTACTACATACTCCTTATTACCTAACAAAACCAACGACGGGCTGTCATTGATAATGTCTACAATGTCTCTTTTGACTTCAAGGGAAAAATCTTTCATTACGTCATCAACCGTTTCTTCTTGTTTCTTCTTTGCCATATTCGTGAACGTTTAGTTAGCTTTCTTTATCGTGAACTAAAAAGGGGACACAAATGGGACTAACCCACCGTGTCCCCCACGTTCACGAACAAAAGAATTTTCGTTTATGCCTTCTCGTAATAGGTCTTGCCCGTTACTACCTCAGTATCCCAAGTCAGGCGGTAGTTAGTGCCATCAGACTCGTAGTAGCCCTTGGTCTTGGGGTTGCCAGTAGGCTGCTTGACTTCTGTGAACTCAACGGTTTCGCCACCTACAATTTTGTACATGTGTTCAACATCATTGGTGTCAGTCCAGTTCAGAGCGGTAATGGTTACTGCGTAGTTCAATGCACCATCCTCGTCCTTCTTGATAGTACCAATGGTCAAGCCACGATACAAAACAAGTGCATTGTTACCACGCTGGAACTCCAATTTCCACTCATGTTCACTTGTGAAAGCGTTGGCAGCACCCTCATAAGTGTCTGTTGCTGGGTCATACGAACCACCGAACAAAGCGGGAAGCTCAGACAGGTCGTAGTTAGCCAACTCGAAGTTGAACGTTACAGGATTGCCATCGTAGAAGATGTCGAACGGGGCATCAAAGAACTCAGCCTCAATCTCGGTTGAATCAGGCTCGTCCTGACCAACAGTCAGACCCTTCAGAACACCAGCAAGCTTAGTATAAGCACCAGTACCTGCTACATCGCGAAATGAAAGCATCGCGGTCTTTACGGTTGTTTTCTTACTCATAATAAAACCCTTTCAATTTTTTTAGTTATTAAAATTTAATTATTCACTTTGTTTGTCGATTACGACGATGAACGATTTTACGAATGTGAAGTAGGAGTTGTCGGAAGTGGATTCTTCCACATCATCCATAGACAAGATACTGTCCTGTTCGATGTAATAAGTACCATCGTTGGTTTCCGTCTGCTCCTTGATGACGTTATTGATGGAGTTTTCCATCGCTGCATAGATGTCATGGTTTACACGCCCTCTGGAAATCTGAGGAACATACGCCTCGATAAAGCAACGTACACGACCAAATGCCTCTCCGACAAATTCACTCTCATCAACGATGCTGCCGACATGAATAACAAGGAAGCCGTCAGTCGTATCAGATTCCGTGAGTTCTTGCGGAACTCGCATATCGTACACATTCTCCGAAACAACTCCGAAGAGTAGGTTGTACAAGTAGTCGTATATGTCTATTCTCGATTCGTTTACCATAACATTTATTACACATCAATATTTTGGAACACTTGAACGGAAACGCACCCTTGTAGGCTTCAAGTCCTTACGAACTTGGTCGTAGAAGTAAGTCATTACAGCAAACTGTAAAAAACCGCGTCCTTTGTAATTTTCATCCCTTGGGCTTATGTCAAAGCGAAACCCTTTTTCCCAATAACCCCAATAAGGTGCAAGGATTGCAAAAAATACACGCCATCCACGTGAACCATTGTTTCCATAAGATTTTAAGTACTCTTTAGCAAGCTTCCTGCCATTTACCTCTTTTGATATATCAGGCATCCATTCATGTAGTTCTGACTTGTCTGTGTATTTATGCGTTCCATCAGGATTCCAACCATAAGGTCTTTTCTTGTGTGTAATTGCATTTCTATAAAAGCCACTATCAACAAGTTTTCCTTGGTACGAAACACCCCAACATAAACTGTTCAACAAATGACCAGTCCTATCCATTTGGTTTATGGTAGGCGCAGTTTGTATATAGTCACCAATTTCAATTATCTTGTTAGTGGCATATTCAACAAGGAGTTCGGTTTGTTTTTCCACAAGCGGTTTAAGCAATGTGGATGTAAGCCTTTTTTGATAAGCCTTTCCAATACCAGTAACTCTTGTCTTTCCCATAACAAACTACCAACTATTACGAGTTGCATTAATACTCACACCTCCAAGTTGAGAGGGGTCTGCATTATCAACGGTCAGATTGAACGCCTCTCCATAGCGTGTCAGCAAAATCTTGTCGCCCTTGCGAGGAACTATCCAATTACCTTCTTCGTCTTGTGTCAAAGGAATGGAAATGATGTAGCTCGATGTCTGCATCACACGACCTTCCTCGTCGGTAGCCATGTGTTCATCCATCACACCCTCGTACACGGTAATCACAGTATCGGGCTGCATGCCCTTGCCTGCAATCGTGCGTGTTATCGTTCCACTATAGGGATATTCAAGAATCTCGCCTTTCATACACTCATTACATCGTCAATAGCCTTGAACTTGATTTTCTTGCTTTCAGAAAGCCCTTCCAAGTCTCCAGCCTTTTCATCACCGTACTTTTTGTAAATGCGTATAGCGTATTGTATTTTATCGTCTTGGTAGAAGTCTTGCTCACTGCCAATGGTCTTTTGAAAACCATTGTGTGACTGTGATAAAGATGCAGTATTAGAAGGTCTCAAAAGCACAGCAGTATATATCAAGTCCGCTGTCATTAAGTCGCGTTCGCGTTTGGTAACAACCGTCTCGTCATACACGTCGGCAGAAGGGTCTATTCCTCTATCCATTGCTATCTTAACAAAGTTCTTCTCGGTAAAGGAAGAATACATTGTTGATGCTTCAAGCCATTCTAATACTGTCATCTTACAGAACTACTAACCTAAAACAAAATACTATAGAATACTAATCTGCGGTCGAAATGTCAACACAGACGTGATACTGAGACTCATTCAGAACCGTAGCATAACGTCCGAGCGCATCCGTGTGGTACGACTTCAACATACCATTTGGTACAATCTTGTTGATGATGTACAACAGGTTGTTCCACTTAGCCATAGACCACTGGATGTTGTCGTTGACCTCACCACTACGCATCAGCTTTGCCCACTCTGGGATAGCGTGTACAACAACACCTGCTGCACCAAGAGGACGCAGGACAACGGTGTTGGGCTTCCAACCACGAACTGTATAGTAAGTAGTGATACCCTGTACGGTCTGCTGCTCACGAACGACACGAATAGGAGCAATCTTAGAGATACTTGAACGTGTGTATGCGACGAGCTGCTGCCATGTGATAGTTGTGGTGTCAAGAGCTGACTGAGAGTTGCTAATGATGACAACCTTATCGGGGGCTTCCAAACGAATGTAACGGTTAACCTCTGCAATAAAGAAGTCGTTCTTCAACAGAATGTTAACAATGATGTCGTAAGGAATATCCCACTCGAACGGAGTTGATTCATCAAGGTTGTTGGCAACCTTAAAGTCGTACTCCAACTTCTGCATCTGAGAAGGAATATCGCAGGTCGGGTCAGTCCAAACCTTAACACCAGCCTTCTTGAAGTTAGCCAGAGGAATGTATGCGCGTTGCGAAACAACAACACCACTACCACCTTGTGTCGTCATTGTACCAGTAGCATCCTGTGCGGTAGTAGTGTTGTAAGCACCACCATAAGACAGTGTCATAGCTGCCATGTTAGACAGACGAAGGTTGTGGGTCTTGATAAGGTCTGCAATACCACGCTGCATAGCGGTTACGAGAGAACGGTCTTCGGGAGACATCTGTGCAAGACGAGCCTGCAACTCCAGCTTAGACATAGAGGTGTTGAACAATCCCTTACCATATCCGTAGATAGAGCCAGTCTGCTCGCTGTAACCCTCGGTTTCAAGTTGACGAGTCTCAGACAGTGAAGCCATCGGGTCAGCCATAGGAACGACACGGATGTCACGCTGACGAACAGTCCATGCAGGATTCTTCTTGGTGTCGGCAATATCAATGTCGTACTCACTTCCGTCAATGGTAAAGTGTTCAGCCCAGAAGTTTGAGTTCTCTTCAAGGTCGATAGTATCTACCAACTGTTGCAGATAGCCGACGTTATCGGTATCAAACAGACGGTCGTACATTTTGTTAATGGTCTCTTCGGGAGTCCAAAAATTTTTCAGTGCATTTGCCATATTTTGTTTCCTCCTTTAGTTTTAAATCCAGAAAATACCCTTAATATAAGAGCGGTTCTTTGCAAGCACGTACTTGGGTAGGGGTTGCATCTTAACAATCCAAGCCTCCTTGTCGTGTACGGTAGAGATAGAGTAGTTGGCTGTTCCTTCCAAACCGTAACCCTCAGTTGGCAAAAGGTCAACGTCGGCTTCAATGAAAGTATTGGGGTTGGGAACGAGAACAGTAGCCTTACCAGTAGGCTCGGCAAGAGCGGCATCAGCAGCGGCATCGGCCTCTACAAGAATTTCACCACCAGTAAGAGCAGTGCCAAGAGCACTTGCAAGAGTTACATTGAACTTTGCGTTCTCTGCATCATACTCAACAGCGGTAATCTTTGCATAATTACCAGAAGTTGCAACATCGTCTGGGGCAATCATGATGTACTGACCAACTTCGGGTGCATCACTAAATCCATCTCCCTTAATCTTGATGGTTGTAGCACTTGCCAATGCAGCATCACTAACCTCGAACGAGCGGAAGATAAGACAACCTTCGGCAGGTGTGTACTGTACAAGCTGTGCAGCCCACAAGTGACCAAAGCCCTTGTTCGGATTCAGAATAGTGCCGCCAAGCAGCACATTCTTACGGTTTTCACCGTTGCTGTCCTTTACCCAAACCGCACGACCACCGCGAGCCTTGCGCGAACGCTCGTAGAAATAAGCTAAGTTTGTAATCTGTGACATAATAAATTAAATTAGTTTGTTAAACTTTTATTCTGTTTAGTCCAGACAATACAGCTTCGTCGTTTTTGCGGACTTGCTGTGGAGCGAGCGGCTTAATGTCTCCTATACTATCCTTGAATATTTCTTGGAATCTCGATACAAGAGCGTCTGCCTGCTCCTTGTCTGTCTTTTCGAGGTCAACGTTAGTACCTGTTGCAAATGTCTCGAAAGACTTGTGTAGGTCTTGACGCACCCCTTTCTTGGCAAGTTTCATAATGGAAGCAAACTTTGTTTTCTTAACTTCTTCATTCTTGTACCTCTTTAACTCGTCGAGTTGGTCTTGGAGCTCTTTTGGTACTTCAAACTTTGGAGTCTCTTTCTTGCCAAGCTTTTTGTTCAACTCTGCAATCTGATTCTTGTAGTCGTTCTCTTTCGACTCAAAACCTTGCTGCAATGATGCACGACCTTTCGATGATGCACTTTTTGCGGTATCAAGGTTAAATTTCAAGTCCGCAATGGCGGTTTCGTCGTCAACGGTAGCGTCTGGGTACTTCTTTGAGAAGAAATCCGCGAACTTGTCTTTAAAATCAGTTGTTAATGTTGATTCGTCGTAACTTCTCTCGTTACAATAATCATTTACTCTCTGTAAACATTCTTCTTTTGTCATAGTTCTCTCCTATTAATATAAAAAACAATGCAAATATATACACAAGACAACAAGACAAAGAAATAAATGAAATGAAAAGTATTGCCAAAATATAAAATATAAATAGAAAAACTAACACTTGTACAACAGGTATATTGTAATAATGTATAATTTTGTAAACAAAAAAATACTTTGCAATATGTCAAGAAAGCGTAATGATATAGTTTTAGCACCATTGGAGGATGGAAATCAAAAGTATGCCATTCGCTCAAATGCTGATATTGTATGCTTCACTGGAAATACAGGAGGCGGTAAATCGTATGCCCTTTACTATGCGCCTATTGAATATCTTGCAATGAACGACAATGCCAAGATTGTTTGCTTTATGCGTAACGTTGCCGATTTCTGGGGTGCTGGAAAGGTAAACGATACACTAAAGAAAATGTACCCACTTGTAGACCGTTCCGTAAAGAAGCAGCCACATGACCCGATTGGGGAAATCATTCGCCGCCAAGAGGATATGGGTATGAAGTTATACAACGGCTCCGAAATTAAATTCCAACAACTTGATAACGAAAATCCGATTGTTATTGATAAGATTGCAAAAGGATTGCAGGCAAAGAAGTTAATCTTTGACGAGTGTAACAAGTTCCTTTGGCGCACCATATCAACCTTTTTTCCACGTCTTAGAAGTGACTCGGAAGGCAAGGCACAAGTATTCCTTGCCCAAAACCCCGAACGTGAATGTTTTATGCGCAAAATGTGCGGAAAGGGAGAACATGGTGGTGGTTGGATAAATGATGATGGTACACTTGACAAGTCGATGGATGGTGTTGTTATGTTCTTCTTTATGCCAGACGGAGATTACGAGCGTGCCATTTGGGGAAGAACAAAAAAGGAAGTGTACGAAAAAGGGAAAGATTTGATAGATGAGAGGCTTGCGGTTGACCCAGACATGTCATACGAAGATTTTATTCTTTCAATGGCTTTCTTTACCTTTGATGTGCGCGACAACAAAAAGATGTTGGCAAAAAACAAGTCCTATCGTGGTCTTGCGGCTAATTCGGCGACGGCACAATCCTCTTATGCAGCCAACTGGAATTATTCTTTAACCGATGAAGAAGAAGACGTTGAAGACCTTTCAAACGTAGAGCTTTCGACTATAGATGTTGAACGAATGTTTCGCCCTATTGAGATTCCGCGTGATAGCGTTCTTGAAAAACGCTTTATGACAATGGATATGGCTACTACGGGATTCGACAACCTTATCCTAAAATATTGGGAAAAGTGGACTAAGATAGGCTTTATTTGCCGAGATATAAAGTTCTCTACACTTAATAGTAATAGGGATGCGGTCATCATGGCTATACAATTCCGTGATAAGCACAACTTGCAAGAAAGTGAAATGATGATTGATGTGCAAGGCTTTGGTTACTTGCGTGAGTGCTTTCCAAACTCAAAACAATTTAGTGGTGCAGAACAAGCATCTAACAGAGGTAAATCACAATTCAAGACGCGAAAGGATGAAGCAGGACACATCACAATGCAAATGATTAAGGCTGGCTTGATTCATTATGAGTCACGTCTTAAAGATATGCACTACTATCATCAGAACATGAAAAGGAGTGGCGGTACAACGATTTTAAAGCACATGCTCTTTGAAAGCCGTATATTCCAATTTTCAAAAACACCTAACGGTCGTATAGCTATGATGAACAAAGAAGCGATGAAGTCTTTGCTAAAAGGAATGTCGCCCGATTTGTTCGATAACTGCATACTTATGTGCGGTAGTATGATATACGATTGCCATAGAATGTTGCGTGATGATGCTGGCTTGATGCGTAAAACACTTGAAGCAAGCGATATGCTTTCACTACTTGGTGTAAACGGACAAGAAGAAATTGATACGCGGCTCGAAAGACCAAAGATTACTATTAACAACGATTGGATGTTACAAACTTTAAGCACTATATAAGATGAAAAGAGAAAGAGACATAAATTGGTTTCTGTCAGAACCTACAAGGTTGATGCAGATGAAACCTTTTACAAGGGGTGGTGTAAATGTACTTCACGGTTACGAAAAGACAAAGTGTGGTATATTGAACAACACAACTATTGAAACTGGCTTTGCAAGCTTGAATCTAAATCCTATTTCGCAAGACTTGTATATAACAGAGTATCGACCAGACCTACACCATATCATATTAAATAAGGCGATACCACACATTAAGGTTGTGCTCGATGGGTGTGAGTTGCCATCAAACATGATGGAAATAACGCAGACTGCATCTTTTCAAAAGCTGATTCACTCTGCTCATGTTCGCAACCTTACTGCTAATCCACTTGACTTCTGTTTATTCAATCCAAAGCCAGAAGAAGGAGAAAGAGAATTGTTTGACCAAATCAAACAGGAATGGATGTGGCGCAACTGCGAGTGGAACAAGTATATGGCTATCAACACTTGTAAACAGCTTGGCAACTGTGGATTGTTATTCTCTTACGACAAAGAACAAGGTAAATACACAATGACCAATTTCTCGTATGAGGATGGCTATCAAATGACACCAAACTATGACGAATACGGAAACGAGGTTGCGCGTTCTTTGTTCTATCAAGTAGATAACAAAACGGTCATCGACACATTCGACAACAATAAACATTATCGTTGTGTGCAAGGTAATACAGGGTGGGAGGTTACTTCTGAACTACACGGCTTTTCACGTAACCCATTCCTTATCAAACGTGGAAAGGTGGCTTGGGAATATGCCGAATCAAGCATTGAAATGTGGGAACTCATGGCAAACATTGCCGCTATTGCATTAAAGCGCTTTGGAACTTTCGCACTTGCTTTTTGGGGGAAAATGGATAAAGGTAGTTTGCAACGCGATTCAAGTACACTGATTGTAAACCTTTCGAGCGACACAGCAAATGGGAAACAAGATGTTAAGGTATTGGAGTTTCCAGAGCCGCAAACAATGGATGGCTATCTCAAAACTCTTGAAGAAAAGATTTCATTGTTTTCTTCCACGTCATTTATCACACCGAAAGACATAACAACGTCAAATAGTGGCGGTAACGGTATTGCTCTTGCAATGTCTAACGACTACTCGCTTGCCGTTCAAAGTGCAATGGATTGGCAGCGTTTCGTAAATGATATGGTGTATTTGCATCAAGAAGGACTTGACATTGAAAGCAACGGAGCAAGCAAGTATTCACAGGTTCGTATTGGTGCAAAGATTAACCCTTGGTCACTTGAAACAACTAACACAAAGCTTGTCAACCTTGGAATGGAAGCACCATACTTGTCAACGCAGACGGTACTCGAAAAATGCCCCGATGCAGCGCCCGATGAAGTTGAGCGCGTTATCAAGGAACGTGGTAGCCTTGTTAGCCGTAATGATTCTATGGCTAACCAAGCCGCCACAACCGCAGAGAATGTTGCCACGAACAGGAATGACGTAATTATTGACAACCAACCAACCGACCAAAACGTATAAACACATGGATATTTACAGCATTATAAACACGATAGTAACAATCTTTCTTGGCGGCGGTTGGTTTATCTACTACAGGGCAAACAAGAAGAAAGCAGAGGGAGAAGCGGTGCAATCCGAGGCTTCGGGATGGGAAGCGCAACAGCATGTCTACCAACATACTATTGAGGACTTGGAAAAGTCTTGCGAGTTCATCCGAAAAGACAGGGATTTGTTGCGTAAGGAAAATGAAGAATTACGCAAGGAAAATATGGAGTTACGCAAACGCATAAGTTCACTTGAAGACAAGATTCTTGAATTGCAAAAGGATATTGCACGCAATGGTAGACGCATTGAGGCTTTAGCAAACAAAGATAAGAAGAAAAAAGCAAAGGGGGAATAGCCATGATAATCAGAATTGACAGAAAGTGGAAGAAGCCTACATACACAATCAGTAATGTGTTTATAAATGGCACAAGGTTCGGGGACGGCGAGTCCTACTGCAATGCCTTGGAAGATGCCGACAGAGGACTTACAAGTGATATGACTGTAGACAAAATCAGAAAGAAAAAGGTTTACGGCAAGACCGCCATTCCAAGCGGAGAATACCTAATAACAATGACGTATTCACCTAAATATAAAAGGGTTATGCCTTTAGTAAAAGATGTCAAGGGGTTTGAAGGTATCCGTCTGCACTCACTTAACAAGCCAGAGGATTCTTTGGGCTGTATCGGTTTTGGCAAGAATGATAAGGTTGGATGGATAAGTAATTCTCGCTATTGGACAGGACTTATCGAAAGCAAGATAAAGACTGCTTTAGGTCGCGGAGAAATTGTAAAACTTGTAATTGAAAGGTAGTATGACGGACAAACAGTATTTTGACAAGTTTTGGAATGAATCGCCGATGGGACGCAGTGGGTGTTGCACACCTATTGCAATAGCCGTATTTGTTGGTGTGTTGTTCTTGTTGTGTTCTTGTGCAACACGCAAGTCTATTGAATACGTTGACCGCGAAGTTGTTAAGTACCAAAAGGAAGTGGTACATGATACACTTATTCAACACACACATGATAGCGTATTTCACACAATATTCCAAAATGGTGACACGGTGTTTGATACAAAATATGTTGAAAAAACAAAGTGGCGCGACAGAGTGATATACAAAACGGACACCTGTTACAAAGATTCAGTTCGAACAATAGAAACGGAAACAACAAAAGTTTTATACAAAACTCCAAAATGGTGTTATTTGTGCATTGTAGTATGTATTGCATTTGTTTTGTTTTTACTTGTCAAACTTATTCGTTGGGTACAAATACATTAAAAAATAAAAGGTATGGGTAGAAATATTAATATAGAATTTCCAATCTATAACGCAGATGGCACTCCATTCAACAATCTTGTCATCAAAAAATCAACATACGAGAGCACCGTCATGGGACTGGGCGACAAAATAACAGGAGAGGTTTGTTATAAAGACAACACTCTTGCTGTTACAATGTCTGAATACATAGAGTTTAAACGCTCAGATAAAGATGACGCTGTTCGTTTTATTCTTGTAAACCCACCAACTATTGTGCGCGACGGAACATCAAGCAATGGTGGCGACCTAAAAGGCATGACAAAATACTCGTTTGAGTTCTATCATCCGATGTGTCAGCTTGCAAACTACCCGTTTTCTGATGTTGCTGTTTCAAGCGACGAAAACAAATACCTTGCGGAAAGCAAAACCTTTTCTTGGGCTGGAAAAGGAATTGACTTTATAGCAAAAATCAACAAGAATTTAGAAGGTACACAATGGGTCGTTGTTGCAAGCAGTGAATCATTAAAAAAGCTGAATTTGCAACCAGACGAGGTTGTTCACTCAAAGTCAAAGAACAATAAAGACAACAATGTTCTGACTTTTGACAAGACATTTATTGCGGATGTCTTAAAAACAACATACGAAACATGGGAAGTTCCGTTTGTTATAGACTCACTGAAAAGAGGTGAATACACATATAAAAACAAGAACAACGAGACAATCGACTACTACGATGAGGGTAAAAGATTCGTTATATTGTTTGGCTATCCTTCTAACGAAATATATGATTGCAAACAGATTGTTGCAACCACAAGCGAGTCACATAACGGACTTTTCTACGACCCTACATCTATATCTCTTAAAAGCGGACAAGTACTTGCTTTTAAAAATGTTGATACAGAACATGCCAGTCCTTATTTGTTAAACAGCAGCAAAGTTCCTATTTCTTTCGACACTGAAACAATGAAGTACACTGCATCGCAAGATGTAGAAGTGTATGTGGGTTCAAATGTGCAAAATGCTGCATTAAACGTATGGTACGGCGATAATGTTGACAATCCTTTTGTTTTTAAATTCGGACAAGGGATGGGATTAAAAAACAACTCACGAACACCTAAAAACAATAAGATTGTCACAAGAATAGTTGGTTATGGAAGCGAAAAGAACATACCTTATGGTTATCCACAGATACGGTGGTACGGCAACTCAGAATGGAAATACACCGAATACGAAGACGATGACCCAACCAAAGCACCAAAGCCAACAGCATTACTGATTTACGAAGGGATTCTTAACGGGCAAAACGTAAAGCTTATTAAGCATCCATTTACAAGAAAGGAGCTAATGCCTACTATTTACAGAGAAACGCTCTTTAACAAAGTAAGCCCGTATGACGCAAACGGAAATCCCAATGCAAACTACGACCCCGACACGACACTGATTGATTATATTGATGCTGACAATAGTTTTGTCAATCCTGTTGACGTATCTAACCCAAGCGTGGAAATACATCAATTTGAGGATATTAAGCCAGAGTTTACCAATCATAAAATAATCAGTGCGTACTGCGATGCTTCGATTTTACCAGCATGGGAGTCTTTAGAGGTTTTTGAATCTGGATTCATAAATCCATCAATCACAAGTGCAAGCGAACATGGGTGGGCTTCTGATGCCGAAATTCTTAACCAGCTATACGAAGAAATAAGCCCTTTTCCCGAAGGAAAGGTTGTGTATCTGTCTTCAAAAGGAGCAACAAATATAGAAGCAACTGCAAAAGGTGTCGTAGAAAGCGGTAACTTCTTTGTTCATGTGTCTTATAAGTCCGAACATTTTAATTATTCAAAAAATGTATGGATAGAAGACCAAGGAGAACCGACTGTTGATTGGGATGATTCAACAAACGCAGATGGAGAATACGTACAAGACAGGTTTGTAATAAAAATCCCTCAACTCCGTTTTGATATATACGCATGTGCAAGCATTACGGAAGAAATGAAAATAAACATGCGTGACGGTGCTTGTATCGGATGTACGTTTGATGTACTTGTAGATTGGGAAGATTATAAGTTGAACTTTTTCAAAGAAGAAAATGGAAAATCCGTATTCGACCCAGTAATACACACAACAGACGGAGATGGTCATGTTAGGGATGGTGCTAAATACCCCGATTCGAGTCAAGGACAAATTGCCCTAACAGTCAAGAAGGACTTAGAAACTTTTGGTGTGCTTATGCCTAACGCATATCAAAAACCAAAAGGAGGAGACCCGTTCGTTATTCTTGGTATATCACTCCCCGAATCTTATATACTAAACGCAGAAAACAGACTTGACACTGCATCTGTTCAATATATGAGAGAAAACAACGTGTATTACTATGACTATCCACTCAAATTTGATGAATACTTTCTAACAAATAGACCTCTTATACTTTCACAGATAAAAAATAATTCAATCGTTCGCTTTCGGTACGGAAACGAGCAAACGAGCCTATTTATAAAGCAAATGTCTATAAAATACGGATTTAGCCCTTTGCCACAGTATGACATAACACTATCCGATGATATAGAAATTGTGCTTAACAAAATAGGACAGGTTACGGATGATGTTAGCAGAATGTCTGTGCAGTTAAGCGAGATACAAAAATATTATTCACAAAACTTTATAAACGAACTAAACACAAAGCTAAGTAAGGTTGCGAATGATGTTTGCCAAGGACTTATAACCTTTCAGCAAGGACTTGAATCTATCGGAAACATGATTGTGCATGAAAGCATAGGAAGTCCGAGGTTTAGTACAGGCATTTTGACAGGTAGCGGATGGCAAATAGATAAGGTAGGAAATGCTGAACTTGAATCTTTAAGAGTTAGAACATATCTTGAAGTTGTTGAATTGTTAATAAACAGAGTTCAAGCACAAGAAGGAGATACCGCGTTTACAGACAACGACCAAATAGAAAGAGTAGATAAAATACGTTACGGAGGTATAGACTACTATCTTCTTTCGCTTAAAGAAAAGTGGAGCGGCTACATAACTTCGCAACAAGAAGGAAATGTAATACGTGGTGTAATTAACACACTTGCAGCAAAAGAATCTGGTATGAGTAATGTGGAAGACACGCCAGATACAGAACATGATGGCCGCAACTCTTATTATACATCTTGGATGCGATGCGTGTCAGTTCCAAACGGAATGGACTTAGAATTGGGTAACAACCAAATACTTACTATTCTCTACGGAAAAAATGATATACCCGCAGACAAAAACTTCCCACCTTGCGAACTCATGACTATAGTACGTTGGGGATGCATTAAAAACCCAAACGAAAAAGGTATAACTGCTGGTGAAAAAGAAAGCAGAAGACGGCGGCAAAACTCGTTTTATATCTCAACAACAGAGGGAAGAATCATGCGTCTCGTCGGTGTCAACAAGCCAATACTTAATGAAGGAAACTTTGGCTCTACACTTGGCGAACTACCAGACTTTGTTAAAAACTACACGAGCGTTTCACCGTTAATAGCAAACGGGGGAGATTTCCTTTATGCGCAAGGTATTGTCGTAGAAAACTTTATCAAGATAGACAAGACTGGTACTGCTGTTGTCAACTATGTTGATAAGGGTGATTGGCAAACGAATACCGTTTATCTTGTTAACGAATACAATGAAAATACTGGGCAATACGAAACACACGACGTTTGGCATAATGATTCTTATTGGAGGTGTCAGGAACACCAGCCTGTCAACGGTATTTATTACGAACCAACAGAAACAAGTCCGTATTGGGATAAGCTACTAAGAAGCGGAGAAGACCCTGTGGTTTACGAAATAGAAACAAGTAGTAGCGTAATCAATGCAGATGCAAACGGAAACGTATCTACAGGCAACATTGAGGTTCTTGCATACAAAACAACAGGAAATGTACGTTCTGAAAATCTCTTGGGGTTGACTTCTCAGTATTATGCAGAATATAGTATAGACGGTGGTACTTGGGAGAGTTGTGCAAATATCAGAATTAGTATTTCCGAAATCATCTATGGCATACCAGCAATCAGAGTAAGAACTACTACAAGTGAAATATCAATAAGGCTGAAACATACTTCTGATACAAGCAAAGTCTTAAAAGACAATTTCAAAATACAAGTTGTGAAAGATGGAGCGCAAGGTGGTAGAGGTAAAATAGGAAGGTTCTTTTACTATGCGCAAGAATGGGTAGATACAAGTGAGGTAAGTTACTTAGTAAGCGACGCGCAAGCTCCATATTTCTTATACAGTGGTAATTATTGGGTGTTTAACCCGTCAGTGAACGATACATACACGTTACACGAAATGGGAGAACCGTCGAATTCCAACCAAGATTGGCAGATAATGGTTAGTGATTTTGCATACATTATTACAAAAGCCATTTTTGGAGAATATGCACAGTTTGGTTCGGCAATAATAAGTGGTGATTGGATGCTGTCTACAAATGGCGTAATAGACGGAATACCATACAACAACGGTGCTTTATATAATAACGCACCTGCTTACACATGGTTTAACCCCTCATATCCAAATGTATCTCATCCAGAAGGTGGTAACTTCATTCCAAACTATTGTGTCAACCTACTTACAGGTGCTACATACCAACAGCAAGCGTGGATAAACGGTACTATATATGCCAAGAACCTATACATTGAATCAACGTTCCTCATGAACTCTGATAAAAAAGTATATGGATTGTATAATGTAGACCAATGGAAAGATGACGTCGACCTTTATCGTGGACGGTTGGCAGATGACGATATAAATTATCTTCTTGGCTTTAATAAAGGTGATATAGTTGGTTTGGAAACAAATACACGTCTATTCGGATTGCTATATGAAATGCAATATGCACAAGGTGACGCTATTTATGAAGGACATGGTTGGGAACTATGCACAGGTTCTTGTCAAAAGGTATTCTACTATGGTAATACAACAGGTAATAACATTTACATACCAGACCCCAAAGTTTATAAAAGTAAGTCTATCGAAATATATAACGAAACCGAAAACCCATGTACGGTTAAGTGTATTGATGATGGTGATTTGTCTTACAAAGACACAGATTCTCACGGATGTGCGTTTGTTCGGTTGGCAGTCGGTTTTGGCGGCGTGTCCGTCAACTTTGGTGAAATCGTAGCATCACAAGAACAAACATATTCAAGCCTTACCATTCCAGCAAAGAAAAAAATGACAATACTGTCAATACAAATATATTTAAATAATGCACAAGAAGAAAAAAATCATCATTATCTATGGGGTGCTATAGAAACAAGCCCCATCTTTGAATAATACTTGTTTATAAATAAACATCAATAGAAGTCTGCGAGATACTATTCTTTGCAGACTTTTATTGTATATGGACTTGCAAAAGTCCACCATTGCCATGAAATGTTTTGCTTTTATATTTGCACTTGTAATCGGTTACACAAGTGAGTTATTAAATTATTACAAACAACAAAAAAAACAATTTTATCATGGCAGAAATCTATCAGCTCCCAAGCGAAAATTCAGGGAACGCAGGAATGGGCAACATTCCTTTCTCAATCCCCATCGGTGGTTTCGGTGGCGGTCTTTTTGGCGGTAACTACGGAATGAATGGCATTGCGGATTTGTTTGGACTGGCTATCATTGCTTCAATGTTCGGCTGGAACAATGGCGGATTTGGCAATGGAGGCTTTGGCGGAGGCAACTCAGGCGCGGCTTTCCTCGCTAATCAGCTCTCGAACGATTCGGGTCGTGAACTTATTATGAACGCTATCACCAACCAAGGCGAGGCATCACGTACCGCTATTCAGACACTTAGCACTATGTTAGGTCAAGATTTCAATCTGACAAACGCAGGTATTCAGTCGGCTCAGAACACTCTGAATCAGATTGCCAACACCCTTGGCATGTCTACCTTGCAGATGATTAACGCTGTACAGTCTGGTGACGCTAACGTAATTAGCACCTTGCAGAGCTGTTGCTGTCAGACGCAGAAGCAGATTATGGAACAGGGCTACCAATCTCAGATTGCAACTCTCAACCAGACCAATCAGCTTGGCTCACAGGCAGACCGCAACACCAATTCGTTGCTGAATGCAATCAACGCACAGACCGTTGCAATGAACGACCAGTTCTGCGCAGCCCGTGAGCGTGATATGCAGGCTAAGATTGATACACAGGCTGACATTATAACTCAGCTTCGTGGTCAGATTGACAACGCAAACCAGACTGCACAGATTACGGGTTATGTTAATTCACTGATTGCTCCATTGCAGGCAAAGGTTACGGAGATTGCCGATAAGCAACTTCCGACTGTACCAGTTCAATGGCCGCAAATTCAGGCTGTGAATACTACACCTTACATGGGCGGTTTCAATGGTTTCTACGGCAACGGTTTTGGTGGTAACGTCATATTCTAAATTTAAGGCATAGGAGGTAAAAGCATGAGTTGTAATGCAAATATAACAATCAACGCAGGTGGTCAGCCTTACATTTCGAATACACAAGTTACCGTAGGTACTGATGCTGTAAACATTGCACTTGGTTGGAGACGTATTCAGCCAATAGGCTATTTCACTGTCCGTATGGAGAATGCAATTCCTGCCGATGCAACAACCACATTGCCAATTACGCTTACTTTGAATGGAATCACAAGACCTTTAACTCTGCCGAACGGCACAGCGGTCACTGTGGCGGACATTCTTAATGTAAGCGTCATGGAAATTCTCAATGACAAGTTCAATGGGATTTTGGCACTTATGTCTCGAACAATAGTGTAATTAGTGTGTTTAACAATCAAAAGTAATTAACAATGGATATACAGAATCTTGGCATAGGAAGTCCATTCTATGTATTGAGAAAGGGAGAAAAGCCTGTCTTAGAAACGGGCGTAGTGAAAACAAAGTCGCAGCCGAGGGCTAAGTTCCCAACACAAACACCAAACATTATGCAAGGCATGCAGATGCAGCAGGTGATTGATGTTACAGTGACTATCAACGGAAAAGACGAGGTGTTTTCCGAAATACCTATCAACGTTGAAATAGCAGCTCGTGGCAATGACACTTTTACAGGTAGTCGAGAGGCTATGCTACAAGCGGTTGACGCAATGTTGCAGACTTCAAAGAAAGCCATCGAGCAAGTTCCGTACCACAAATCTGTTATCGCCGAATCGGAAAAGATGCTTGAGGTATTGAACCCTCAATATGCGGAAAACAAGAAACAGGCAAGAACAATCAGTGACCTTGAACGTAGACAAGCTGTTACCGACGAGAAACTTGATAGTATCTTGAAGATATTGCAGAAGTTGGACTCTCCTGCGCCAAGTTCTGTTTAATCCACTAAAAACGAATAGATTATGGGAGGTTATATCTTTATTGACAGAGAGGGCGACGAAGGCTTGCGCCACGAAATGCGACGCTCAATGCGTGGTGGTTATCGCCATGATGGTTATTCACCAATGATGCGTGGTGGCGAATATGAACGTGGCTACCGCACTGGCTATCGTGAGGCTACCGAAGATTGGGAAGAGGACGAGCATTATCGCCGTCGCAGAAACTCAAGAGGTGAGTTTATTTAATCAATTAGGGTGGGATTGGTGCTTGCCTTTCTCACCCTCTTTATTAACCAATAAAGAAAGGAAAGTAAAAT